AATATAGGCAATTGAAGACAGCCACCGTTCCTGCGCACGAAGCGCGGGATAGGTGGCTTTTTCTATTTCAACTAACCGCTTGGCTAGAGCGATATTTAGCCAACACAAGCGTGGTCGTTGCCACGTAAAAAAAACGAAGTGAGTAAGGAGAACAGGCAATGAAACGAGAGGATTTAACCAAGCTGGAAATCGCCGAGGAGCTGGTCGACAAGATCATGGCTCTGCACGGCAAAAGCGTGGAGAAGCATAAGACCGATCTGTCGGCGACCACAACGGAGCTGGACAACCTGAAGAAGCAGTTCGAAGAGGCTAACAAGCAGATCGAGAGCTTCAAGGGCATGGACATCGACGGCGTGAAGAAAAGCGCTGACGAGTGGAAGGCCAAGGCCGAACAGGCCCAGGCTGACGCAGTTGCGCAGATCTCGAAGCTCAAATTCGATCATGCCCTGGATGGGGCGCTGACCGGCGCAAAAGCCAAGAACCTGACCGCTGTCAAGGCGCTGCTCAAGGCCGATGACCTGAAACTGTCAGAGGACGGGACGATCATCGGTCTGGAGGACCAGCTGAAGAAGATCCAATCGGAAAATGATTTCCTGTTCGAAAGTGAAAACCCTCCTCCCAAAGTGGTGGCGGGAGGGAAAAGCAAAAATGTATTGGGCGATCCGATGATCGTTGCAGCTCGCAAGGCCGCCGGGTTGTCCGTTGAGGAGTAAACAAAATGGCTAACTCAATCGCTTTAGCTGAGAAATTTCAACCAATCTTGGATGAAATTTACAAAAAGGAATCTCTGACCGCCCCCATGGACGGTTTGAGCAAGCCGGTCGATTTTAACAACGCTCAGGTTGTGAAGGTTTTTAAGACCTCCCTGGTCGGGCTGGGCAACTACAGCCGCGCCACCGGATTCGCTGCTGGCGACGTGACCGGTGCATGGGAGACCCTGACCCTGGCGAAAGACCGCGGCCGGGCCTTCTCCGTCGATGCAATGGATGACGAAGAGACCATCGGGATGGCCTTTGGAACGCTGGTGGGCGAGTTCATCCGCACGAAAGTCGTGCCGGAAATCGACGCCTACCGCTTCGCTACCTATGCCAGCTGGTCTGGTATCACATCTCCATCTCAGGCTGCGCTGGCCGACGCCGCAGCCGTGATCGCTGCCATTGATGTGGCTCAGGCTGCGCTGGATGCTGATGAGGTACCCGGCGAGGGTCGTCGCCTGTACTGCGCAGACGGTATCTACCATAAGCTCAAGGGTGCGCTCACCCGCTCGTGGTCAAACGAAGGCGGGGTAGATCGCAGGATCTATACCCTGGATGGGATGCAGGTCGTCATGGTCCCACAAACCCGCTTCTATAACCAGGTCACCCTGGATGCTGGTGCAACATCCAGCGCTGGCGGTTACACCAAGACCGCTTCAACGGGACGTGATCTGAACTTCATGATCATTCACCCATCTGCAGTCTTGCAGGTTGCCAAGCACAATCCGCTGCGCGTGTTCTCCCCTCAGGAGAACCAGACAGCCGACGCCTGGCTGTTCCAGTACCGCATTTACCACGACGCATTTGTGTACGAAAACAAAGTCGATGGGGTATATGCTCACGTGAAGAACGCCTAACGGGAGGTGCTGAGATGACCCTGAAGCCCGTACAAATTCAAGGCTGGTTGAAAGATGTCAACGATAACTTCGCTGATCTTGGACCAGTTGATAGTGTGAATGGCCTCGGTAGCCTGCGGGTGGCTCGCTTCACATTCGACACGGCCGAAAACGATAGCGCTGGTGCGGATAACTCTGCCATTGGCGCTCACGGGACCGGCGTAATACTGCCGATCCATGCCATCGTTGTGGGCGGGTTTTTCGATGTGAACACTGCCTTCACCACCTCTGCTTCCGGAACATTGGCAATCCATGTTCAGGGAGCGAACGATATCCAGACAGCCACCATCGTGTCCAGCGCTCCATTTTCGACAATTGGGCGCAAGGCGATCGTACCCAAGGCGAACACGCCGGAGAGCACCAGCGTCAAATGCACGGCTGCTCGTGAGATCACCTGCACCGTCGCAACCGGGGCGCTGACCGCTGGGAAACTGACCGGATACCTGTACTACGTCGAAGGTATTGCTTCTGCATAATGGCTGCCTACGCTGACTTCACGTTCTACGTTGAGCAGTACAAAGGGGCGTCCATCGAAGCTGCTGATTTCAACCGCCTGGCCATGAGGGCTTCGACCTTTATTGATCGGGTCACCTTTGGCCGGGCGGCGGCGGTCATGGAAACCGAAGGCGAGACGGGTGAAAGCGAATACGTCCTGCCGGTCAAGATGGCAACCTGCGCGGTGGCTGAGGAGATCCAGCGAACTGAGCAAGGCGGGCAGATCCAGTCTGAACGCGTGGGCCAGCATTCGGTGACCTACGTCAGCGGCTCGAGCCTGACCGATGAGCAGCGCCAGGCCAAGGCCGCCAGGCTTTACCTGGCAGTGACTGGGCTGATGTACCGAGGTCTGGATGAGGACTAATGCTGATTGCACGATCTACTTCAAGAGCGTTGACCCGACCACCCGATCGGAAGAGTATACCCCGGTCCAGGTTAGAGGTATTACCTGGCAAGGACAGGTCGGAGCCAGGGTTATCGCTCCTGGGGTGATCAGCGAAGACAAGGCAACGATCTTTATTCCACTGGAGCGCGGATCATTGGCACTGGCGCCAGGTCATGTGATCGTCAAGGGCTTGGTGTACGATGAGATCGGGCCGTCTTTTACTATCACAGATCTGAAGGCCAAATATCCTGGAGATGTGCTGACCATCCGGGCTGTAGCTAAACATGATTTTGGCGCTCCGGCCATGCAGCATTGGGAGATTGGTGCGACATGACCCCGGTGATCAAGACCCCGCGCGGGATTGTTTCTGTTTCGCCAGCTGGCAAGGCGCAGCTGGTGTGGAATACCAACTTCCGTCCCAAGTGGCAGCGGCGCTATTCAGAGGCGCAGAAGTTCGTCGATAGCGAGATCCTGCGCCTGTGCGAGCCGTTCACACCCATGCAAACAGGTATGCTGATCAAATCTGGGATATTGGGCACGGTGATCGGCAGCGGGCGTGTGTCCTGGATTGCACCTTACGCCAGACGGCAGTACTACGCAGCCAGAGCGCCGGGATCTGAGACCGGTCCTCTACGTGGGCCTTTCTGGTTCGCACGAATGAAGGCGGCGTATAAATCACAGATCCTGGCCGGGGCGAAGAAACTGGCCGGAGGCGGTAAATGAGCCTGCTGAGCGCGGTACGGACCTACCTGGCCGGCTATTCCGGTCTGAAGAGCGGAGCTCCGCTGTGGGTCAACCACCTGGGGTCACAGCCGACCGAGTATGCCATCGCGCCGATGCCAGGGGCGAAGGTAATCGAGAGTTACATAAACGGCGCGAGTCTGCGGGAATTTCCATTCTCCTTTCAGAGCATGGAAAGCACCGCTGACGATCTCGAGCGGCTGGAGAGCGCCGGCTTTTTCGAGGCTTTCAGCGAGTGGCTGGAAGCGCAGACAGCAGCTGGAAACCTGCCCACGCTGGATACTGGCAAGACTCCGGTATCGATCGAGGCGACCAGCTGGGGCTACATCCACGAGCAGGGCCGGTCTGAGACTGGGATCTACCTGGTCCAGTGCAAGCTGACCTATCAACAGGAACCAATTGTGTCTGAAGAGGAAGAACCGTGAGCGGCATCGATGAATTCCGCAACATTCACGCTGGAGAGATCATGATGCTGGTTGGTAATAGCGAAAATCTATACCAGACGCCGCCTGAGAGGTTCGCTTACCCAAGCATCGGGATGAACACAATTCATCTGTACAATGGGTGGTCTCCAAGCTACTATGTGGCTGTCGACCGGCGAGTCATGCGTGAGTTCGGGGATGCGATCGTCGAGAGGTTTGCGGGCATACCGAAGTTCATCCCCAAGCCAAAGCTAACCCGCTGGAGAGGTCCAAACTTCTACCGTTTTCACAATAGGCCGGGGCCGCTGTACTCCAGGAAGAATGGAAAACTTTGGCAGGATGACATCTCAAAAGCCGAGTTGACCTACATCAACGTGATGCATGTGGCAATCAAGTTGGCCTACTTTATGGGCGCTGGAACCATCCTGATCATCGGGATGCAGCACAAGCCAGGCAACGCAAACGCTCATTTCTGGGGCACGGACACGGGAATTAAATGCGACGGGCCTATTGCTGAGATATTCGATGGCTACCGCCAGTTGAGTGCAGAACTGCAGAGGCGCGGCGTGCAGATATACAACTTAAGCCAGGACACGTATGTGCCTGGCGAGATTATTCCCCAGGACGACTGGGAAACGTGGGTTACAAAACCCGAAAAGGAGTAAACGATGGCAAAAACGAAACGCTCGCTCATTCGTCACTTCATGAACACCACGCCTGACGAAACCGCGGCTACCTACGATCTGTTGGGTGATGGCATCACCGATTTGACAATGCAGTACAACCCCAACACTGTCACCGAGCAGTATATTCACCAGGACAATGCCAACATCCAGACCGAGAGCTACGCGCCGACCATTCCGGTAAGCCAGGCTGTCTGGCCTGGAGATGATGTATACGATTTCATCGACAGCCTGCGCCAGGGCGGTCCGGCGGTCTTGGGTGGCGCGTTGACGGATATCGTTGAAGTGCGGTTGTATGAAACTCCGGACACACCAGGCACATCGTACCCGGCCACAAAATGGCCAGTATCGATCCAGATTGATACCTTTGGCGGCCCTGGCGGCGAATCTGCCAAGATCGAGTACACCATCAACATCACCGGCGATGCCGTCGACGGCGACTTCAACATTTCTTCGCTGGCATTTACACCGGCATCCTGATGAGAAGCTTACAGATTGACGCCGGCCTGGTGCGCATCGCCATCAATGGCGACCCAGAACGGGTGATCGAGTTCAACCCGGGTGATGTATTGTTTGCGGAGCGGTTTTACCAGCTCCTGGCTGAATTCGAGGCCAAGGAGAGTGATTTCAGCTCTAGAGCGGATGAGCTGGACCGGGCGGAAGGCGATAACATGGGTGAGAGGCTGGCATTTCTGCATGAGGTGTGCGAGTTTATGCGGGCGAAGATCGACGCCCTTTTCGGCGCTGGAACGTCGCAGAAAGCCTTCGGGGACAGTCTCTCGCTGGAAATGTTCGAGCAGTTCTTCACCGGGATTACTCCCTTTATCAAGGCTGCCCGTAACGAGCGGACAGCACAGTACAGACCCAGGAAGGGCAGAAATCGGGTTATGCAGTAGTGAATATCCTGGTCGAGCAGCTCCCGGAGGCGGTTGAAATCGAAGGGATTGAGTATGCCATCAATACCGATTTCCGGGCCTGCTTGAGGGCAATCCTGGCATGCGAGGATCCGGAACTGACGCCGGAGGAAAAGCAAGCTCTGACGCTGGAGAACCTGTATCCGGACCAACCGCATAACCTGGGGAAGGCGCTCGAGCAGGCAATCAAGTTTCTGAACGGAGGCGAGATCCAGGATGAGAGCGATGGACCACGCCTGTACTCGTTTTCCAAGGATGCCCGTTTTATCTTTGCGGCTTTTCGCCAGACACACGGGATTGACCTGGAGAGCGCAGAGCTGCACTGGTGGAAGTTCCTGGCATTGTTCATGGACTTGGGCAG